ACCTTCACCCAGGTTGGATCGGCTCTGGTCGGCATCCAGTTTGACCGGCCGGCGGCCTCGGCTCTGGTCGGCATCCAGTTTGATATGCCACGGGATTCTGCTAAGGTCGGGGCGATAGAGACGACTGCGTCGCCGACGCCTGGGTCCGTATCTTCGCCTATCTTCTCGGCGAATGTGTCGATAAGGAAGGTCTGATGCCCATCAATGTGGTCCAGGGCGATACCGTTGAATTCACTGTGGAATTCCTCGACGCCTCCGGGAACCTGACGGTCCCAACCTCGGGGGCGCTGAGCATCGCCTATACGGCCCTCGCCGGCAGCACGGCTTTGGCATCCATCGACCTGACTCCCAGCGGGAGCTTCTTTACCGGCCTGTGGTCCAGCGGCGTGGCCGCCCTTGGGTTTGCCATCTGGTCGGTTACCGCACCAGGGTCCGCGTTCAATCCGGCTAATACCGGGAAGCTTCGCATCATCGACCCGTAGGATGAGCAATGTTTAACATCGCGCAAACAACGAGCAAGTCATATGACTTCAATCCATCGAACGCCGAGATAATCGCGCAGGCGTTCGCCCGCATTGGCATCCGGCGCACCAGCATTCTGACTCAGCATGTCCAGGATGCGGTCATGGAGCTTAATACCCTGTTCTCACGCCTCAACAACATGGGGCCGAATCTATGGACCGTGGACCTGCAATCCATTCCTCTCATCCAGGGGTCAGCAACCTATTCAGTGCCGGCGGAGACCATCCAGATCCTCGATGTTTATGTCCGCTTCGGGAGCCCCTCGACCGACCGGATTCTCTACGGGCTGAGCCGTACCGAGTATGCGAGCCTGTCCAATAAGACGACGCAGGGGTTTCCTAGCCAGTTCTGGTTCGACCGGCTGATCTCGCCCACCATTACCTTCTACCTGACCCCGGACGGGAATGGCCCCTATGTGGCCTACTACTACCGCTTCAGGCAGATACAGGATTCCCGCATAGCCAGCGACCAGGTGGCAGAGATTCCGAACCGCTGGATCGACGCCATCATCGCCGGCCTCGCCCACCGTATGGCCAGAATTTACGCTCCGCAGCTAGAGCAGATTCGCAAGATGGACGCCGATGAGGCGTGGAACATCGCGGCAACTCAGGACGTAGAGAATGTACCGTTGATCATTGCGCCGCAGACCGGCGGATACTGGAATCCGTAATGCGCCCTCATGGCCGCGCCAGTATTGACCCGAGATCGCCGCGTGCACTTGGCGTCTGCCAGCGCTGTGGTTCGCTCTATAACCACGACCAGTTACGCTGGCAGTACCAGTGGGGTGGGTTGCGGCTTATCAATCAGAGGCTTCTGGTCTGTCAGCCTTGCTACGACGAGCCACAGATTCAGCTCCGCACCATCATCCTGCCGGCTGACCCGCAGCCCATCGAGTTCCCGGTCCCGGAGGACTATGCCACCACCGACAACCCTCTCTCGCCTATCGGCTTTGTGGCCAGGGACAATACGACAATCTCGCCAAGCACCTACGGAACCTGCATCGGCAACCTGAAGGCTTACGCCGGCCTGAACGGAGCCTTTAACAGTGCCACCACGAAGCCGTCATGGCAGAGCGCGGCTATCTCCGTCTCGGTCTCCAGCTACCAGAACTTTATCGGTAAGTACTGGAACGCCGGGATGACGGCGGCCACCAATCCTGCGGGGACCTTCCAGGCGCCACTGACTTACAGTGTGACTTCGTTCTCGGTCTATGCCCCTACCGACCAGCCGGTATCAAGGGCGGGAGCGACTGGCCTACAGCTACAGGGGTCCAACGACGGATTCGTATGGACCGTGCTCTACAGCACGACCACCCTCGGAACAAACGGTGAACTGATAACCAGCGTCAGTAGTAACATGGCTACCGGCAACTACCAGTACCACCAGATAGCCATTCAAGGGGACGGGTCGCATCAGGTCGCTGTCGCGCAGGTACAGTTTAACGTAGCAGACACAGGGCAGAACGAGGAATGAGCCTCAATTTTGGGACCTATACTTCGCAGCTCGCGAATCTTATGGTCATCTCGTCGAACGACGCAAACTTCCAGACCTTCCTGCCTGGCTGCATCGACTATGCCGAAGGCAGAATCTACCGCGAGCTTGACCTGCTTTTCACTCAGGTGACCGACAACTCGGCGCGGGTGTCCAGCGGAGTGCAAGAGTTTACCGTCCCTACCTCGATTGGTACCTTCATTACCGTCGATCAGCTCAACATCATTACCCCGGCGGGGACTCTATCCTCTCAGGGTACGAAGGTGCCGCTGGTTCCCGTGTCTCCCGAGTTCATCAACAACGCCTATCCCGCGCTTGATGGGTCGTACACGGCCACACCAGAATACTATGCGATGCGCTCTAATAGCCTGATCTTGCTGGGTCCGGTTCCTGATGGAGCTTACTATGCCGAGACTATCGGCATCCAGAGACCGGCGTCACTCTCGGTGACTAACTCGTCCACCATTCTGACTCAGTACATCCCCGATGTATTCATGGCGGCCTCGCTGGTCTTCGGCTTCGGCTACATGCGCGACTTCGGCGGCCAGTCGGACAACCCACAGGGAGGCCAATCCTGGGAGGCGCAGTATCAGTTGCTCATCAAGTCGGCCACCGTCGAGCAGTTCCGTGCCAAGCATGAGGCACAGGGTTGGACCAGTCAGTCGCCGTCGCCTCTGGTGCAGAGGACCTAACCCATGGCGATGACATCGGTCATCCTCAGGCCAGGGGTTAATACTGAGAAGACGCTGTCCCTGAACGAGGCCGGCGTCTCGCAGTCGCAACTGCTGCGCTATAAGGACGGTCTTCTTCAGACTCAGGGTGGGTGGGTAACGCTATACAGTCTGATGGTTCCCTCGACTGTACGGGACCTCCATGCGTGGCAGGATATCACCGACACCAAATGGTTAGCCGCCGGCGCCACTGCCAACTTGCTGGTGATATCGTCCACCACCAGCATAGACATAACGCCACAGACCAGGACGACAAACCCGGTACCAAACTTCTCGATATCGACGGCTGTCGGCAATACGCTCATCGTATCCGTTGTCGATGCCAACAGCGGGCCGTCCATCTACGATACGGTGTTCTTCAATACCCCGATATCCATCGGGAATCTCTACCTGAATGGTGCCTATCCGATTACCTCGGTTCTCAGTACCGGGTCGTACACCATACTGTCGAGCGTCGCCGCCAGCACGACCATCAACAGCAGCGGTATTCTGCCGGTTTTTCTCAGCAGCGGCGGCAGTCCGATTGTCACTGTCATTGCTCCCAATAACCCATACCAGGCCATTCTCGGCCTGGAGCAGTCCTTCTATGCACCTACCGTTGTTGATGGCCTGACGATTTCCGGCGGCTATGTCGTTACCTCAATCGTAGCGCCTTCCTCCACCTTCACGATTACGGCCACCCAACTAGCTAGCGCCAACGCCACATCGACGATGAACGGCGGCTTGGCCCAACTGGTCTACTATGTCACTGCCGGGCCGCAGACGACGGGAGCTGGCTTTGGCACCGGTGGCTTTGGTCTAGGCGGGTTCGGTACCGGGGTTGCGACAACCGGGACGCCGGGAACCCCAATCATGACAACGGATTGGAGCCTGGATAACTGGGGCGAGATTCTTCTGGCCTGCCCCAAGGATGGCGCCATCTATGCCTGGTCTGCCGACAGTGGCTTCGGGAATGCACAAGTCGTGCCTCAGGCACCGTTCTTCAACGGCGGCATCTTCGTGTCGCAGCCGCAGCAGATCCTCGTTGCCTGGAAGTCAGTGCAGAGCAGTGGTACGCAGGACAACCTGATTGTCCGCTGGTCTGATGCCGGGGACTTTACCAACTGGGCCGTGACGACACAGACCGCCGCTGGCAGTTTCCATATCCCCACCGGCTCAATCATCGTCGGAGGATTGCAGGCGCCGAACTTTGGCGTGGTCTGGACCGACATTGATGTCTGGATTATGCAGTATGTCGGCGGTGACGTTATCTTTAACTTCTCCCGCGTCGGCGCCGGTTGTGGGCTGATTGGTCAGCATGCCGCCAACATCATCTCTGGTACGATATACT